TCCTGCGGGGCGACGTGCAGACGTGGGTCAGGGGGCTCCGATGAGAGCAACCCCGGCAGTCGAGCGCGTGCTGCGCCGAGTGGACACCTCCGAAGCGGACGCCTGCTGGATCTGGCCCGGCGCCACGACACCGGACGGTCGCTATGGCGTGGTCGGCGTCGCGGATCGCCGGACCCGGCTGACCCACCTCGTGACCTACGAGGCGGCGACCGGGTCCGCGATAGCTGACGGGTGGCAGGCCGACCACCTCTGTCTCGTGACGTTGTGCTGCAACCCCAGGCACCTCGAGGCCGTGACGCAGGCAGAGAACCTCCGTCGCCAACACGAGCTCAACACCCACTGCGTGCGCGGTCACGAGTTCACCCCAGAGAACACCTACCAGGTGCCGACGCAGCCGACGAATCGCCAGTGCCGCGCCTGCATGCAGCTGCGCAGCAAGGCCCGCCACGACCCGGAGGCCCGGGCCGAGCTCGCCAAGACGCGCCTGCAGCCTGACGTCGGCCGCCTCCGGCGCGGAAACCGGCACCTGCTCGACCAGCCCAAGACGGAGGCCACGCCATGACCCGCCTGCTGGCCGCTTGGGAGCGCCGCTGGGGTCGCATCACCCGCCGCTACATCGAGCGCCACAGGGCGCCCGTTCTCACCTCCTCCGCCGTCACCACCCGAAGGGCTCCGAGATGACCGACACCCCGAACACCATGAAGCGGGGCAAGACCGAGGCCGAGACCTGCCGACTCAACGGATGGACCGTCGGCACGCAGCTCGAGGGCGACGAGGGCTATGGGCCCTCGGTCATCCAGATCACGGCCATCGGCGAGCGCGACCTGCTGGCCAAGCGGATCGCCTACAAGGGTCAGCCGCAGGTGTCGCGCGAGAACTCCTGGACGCTGTCGTGCCGTGAGTGGCGCAAGGTCGGGCAGGCCGCTGACGCCGCGAACGTTCCTGCGGACTCGGGCGCGCGGGAGGCTGCCCTCGAGGCCCGCATCGCGGAGCTGGAGCTCGCGTGCCAGAGGTTGCGCGACGACACCCAAGGCGCACACGCCGAACGCGACCAGTGGCATGAGGTTTACGAGCGCGCCAACGACTGGTCGTGGCAGCAAAGCGCCCGCGCTGAGGCTGCCGAGGCTGAGACGGCGGCGCTACAGGCACGGATCGAGGCGCTGGCCGACGAGTGGGAAGCCGAGGACTCTGGCAACCTTCCGACCGGCGACCGCACAGACGAGCTCCGCGCCGCTCTTGCCGGAGCCCCTGCCGTCACGCCCACCGAGACGCAGGCAGAGGGCGTGGGTGAGCAGGAGGACCACCGCTGCGATAGCGGCGACTTCGACCGCACCATCCGCCCGGAGCCGTGCGGCTCGATGCACTTCTTCTGCGGCACCTGCGGAACGCGGCAGGACGAGTGCGCCCACGACGGAGACTCCCGGACGACCACCGAGGCGTGCGGCGACAACTGCGGCCACCCGACCAACGACGAGGGGCCGGAGTGAAGTGCGAGTGGTGCGGCAACACCGTTCCCGAGGGGCGTGTGCGGTTCTGCTCCGACGGTCACAAGAGCAAGAACCGTAAGGCTCGTGCCGAAGGTCGCCGCAAGCACCAAGAGTGCAGGCGGTACGACAAGGTCGCCTACCTCTCCCACGCCGCCGCATCCGAGGTTGCCGCCCACCTCGGCGAGAAGCGAGACGCCTACTACTGCCCCGTCCATTACGGGTGGCACATAGGCCGACACCCCCACAGATTCCCCAAGTCAGGAGACCCGCAATGAGCAACGACTGGCCCCGCCTGTCCGTGAACCTCCACCCCACCACGGACGCCGCCCTACGCAGGATCATGGATCACGACGGCATAAGCGCCACCGAGGCCGTGCGCCGCGCCATCGCCGTCCTCGCGGAGGCGACTGAGCCAAGGGACCCGGATATTGAGGACCTGATCGAGCGCAGTTCGCTCGGTTCCCCGGAGGCCAAGGCGCTGCGGGCGCAGGTCGATCCCGGTCACGCTCGCGCCATTGTGCGGATGAGCGAGTGGATGGAGCGAGCCGAGAAGGCTGAGGCCGAGGTCCGCGCCGTCGAGGCGCTAGCCGACAAGTGGGCGGCTATCGGTCAAGATCAACTTCCGTGGGCGGCCCAACAGATCCGCGCCGCTCTTGCCGGAGCCCCTGCCGTCACGCCCACCGAGACGCAGGCAGAGGGCGGTCGCCTGCACGGCCCCGGTTGCGTGGACTGCGACAACGGCGTGGCCGAGTGGCACCGCGCCCGGACGGACAAGCCCAACAACCTCCGCCCCGCTCCCGTGGCTGACCCCACGACAGGAGAGACCCGATGAACGCCATCCCCGACGAGGTCCGCACATTCACCATCGAGAACGCGGCGGTCGAGATCATCGACCAGTCCATGGACATCTCCGACCGTGGGGGCATCCCCAAGAGGCTCTTCGACGACACCTGCGAGGAGATGGGCTGGCTCGCTGACCGTGGGCTGCTGCGGTGGATGCACGGGACTGAGAATGGCGCCGAGCCGTGGACCGAGGAGTCCCGATGAGCGTCCCCGGAACCCCCAATGCGTCGGAGGCCGCAGTCGCAGCCGTGCAAGACGCGCTCGGATGCGAGCGTGACGAGTGCGCCAACCCGAACTGCGAGTGCCGCACCACGGCGCGCGAGGACTGCCTCGAACACGACGTGGCGTGGGCCGAGCGTGGTTGCCCGGTCGCTGTCGCCGCAGCAGACGCCGCCGCCCCGCACATCGCCGCGCAGACGCTCAGGGACGCAGCAGACGAAGCCGAGGAGTTCGCCACCGAGACCTACGCCCTCGACATCTTCCGCAAGCCAACGACGGCCGATTACAAGGCCATCAACGGACTGCTCCTTCGGGAGCGCGGACATGAGCTCGATGGCGTCGCGGCGGACTGCTACCGACGCGCGATCGGCCTCACCGCCAAGCGACTGCGCGAGACCGCCAGCGACATCGAGGCGGACCGGTGATGCCCTCCGACGTCCACGGCGACGAGATCGGCGCGCCCGAGCTCCCCCGCCGCACCCCCGACGACGACTGCGAATGCCTGGGCTACCCCGGCGCCGTGTGCGGCTGCTGGCGCAAGCGCAAGGAGGAGCCGTGAGACCGAGCCTCTGCACCGACCATGCGCCCGTCGTGGCCATGAACCTGCGAGCCATCAGCGGCCACCGACGCCGCAAGACCAACGCCCTGATCCGCCGCCAGATCGCCGGCGCATGCCCCCAGTGCATCGCACTCAACCGAGGAGCCACTCCGTGAGCAACCCCTGCCCCCGCTGCGAGCGGCCACTGCCCGACGGGTTCGTGGTCTGCGACCGCTGCGCCTCTGTCCTCGCCGTGGCCCTGCGCAACGCCGCCGCCAACTGGGACGAGCTCGAGGCCGCCGTGGCACGCCAGACCGCCATCAACGGCAACGCCAACCCCGGCAGCGGACCGCGCACCCTGCACGGCCCCACCGACCACCCGTGCCACCACGACTCGTGCCTGCGGGTCCTGCAGTCCCAGATCCGGGCCCGCAACGAGGACCCCATCCCCGGCGAGACCAACCATGTGTCCTTCGGGTCGCTCGAGGACGCCTGGATCGTCACCAACACCGCCACGACGTGGGCCCGCCTCATCGAGGAGGAGTCCGGCCGCCCCATCCCACCGCCCACCGCACCGACGTCCCTGCGAGCCGACCCGACCCGGGTCCTCGTCCACCGCCGCCCCGTCCTGCACATGGTCCCCGCCGACCGGGAGACGCTGTGCGACTTCTCCTGGCTGCCCATCGAGTTCTGCGGCTGTGGCCGCACCCACCCCACGAAGGAGAACGCACGATGAGCGCCCTTCCCGGCTTCGAGCGGCCCGTGTCCGCGCCGGACGTTCGGTGGACCGAGCGCCGCGTCCTCGACGCCCTCATCCGCCGATACGGCCAGCGCTACGGCAACGGCTACCGCTGGGCCTACGCCGAGCACGTCCGCTCGGGCCCCGGCTTCATCGACGGCAAGCGCATCGCGGACGCCATCGCGTTCGACTGCTGGGAGTCGAAGGGCCTCGAGATCCACGGCCACGAGGTCAAGGTCTCCCGGTCCGACTGGCTCACCGAGCTGAAGTCCCCGGAGAAGGCCGAGGCGTTCCGGCCCTACGTGGACCGCTGGTGGCTCGTCGTGCCGGACCGCAACATCGTCCGCGACGACCTGCCCAAGGGCTGGGGGCTCATGCTCGCCAACGTGGACGGCTCCACCCGCGTCGTCCGGCAGGCTCCGCGCCTCAGCCCCAAGCCGATGCCCAAGGGTATGTCCGCCTGCCTCATGCGGGCCACTGCCGCGACCGCCATCGCCCGGACTGCGCTCGTCATGGACCCGACCCACCAGGAGACCCGATGACCACCACCGCCGACGCCCTGCGCTACGTCGCCGACAGCGCCTCGTGGCTCGCCCGCCACCCCGACGCCCCCCAAGCCTTCGACGAGCTTGAGCACATCGCCGCCCTGGTCGACGTGGCGATCGACGTCAAGCCCCCCACCGTCTACGCGGGACCGTGCGACGTGTGCCGGCGCGACGTCTACGCCGCCGAGGGTGCCGAGACGGCCGAGTGCCGGCCCTGCCACCTCGTCTACCCCATGCGCGAGCGTCGCGAGTGGCTGCTCAAGACGCTGGAGGACCGGCTCGAACGGTCCACCGACATCGCCCGGGCGCTCACCGTCTACGGCATGGAGGTAACCCGCAAGCGCATCGACAACTGGCACAGCGACGGGATGCTCATGCCCCACGGCCGGGACTTCCGAGACCGTCCGCTCTACCGCGTGGGCGACGTCATGCGACTGGTCTCCGAGTCCCCGTCCGGGAGGCGTCGGGCTGTCGGTGCCCCCGGATAGAATCCAGAGGTAGCCCCGGCGAGCGCGCCAACGCTCCCGGGGCCTGGCCGACTAGCAAGGAGTCGACGTGGACAACGATAGCCACACCTGCACGGCCCTGATGGGCGACCTGTCCTTCTGCGGGCGAACCTCGGTGCCGCTGACGCCGTTCCCCATCTGCCGTCGCCACCTCCTGCAGGCCCACCAGTTCGTCCAAGGGCTGATGCAGGAGTCCTTCGCTCGGATGGATGAGGGCGCCGAGGACCGGGTCGAGGAGGCGCGACGGCGGCTCAGGATCGGGCGGGACGCCCACTCGGTCGTCTACTACGTCCTCGAGCCCGACGGCATGGTCAAGATCGGCTACACGAACAACATGAAGGACCGCCTCATCGCGCTGCGGATCGGCTTTGACGCCGTCCTGGCCATGGAGCCGGGCGGCCGCACCCTCGAACGCGAGCGGCACCTGCAGTTCAAGCATCTGCGTCGGGGTCGGTGGGAGAAGTTCCGCCCCGCCACCGACCTGCAGGATCACATCGCCGCGGTGGTCGAGCAGCACGGCCCGCCACGAATCGCCGACCGCGTCGAGATTGTTGACGTCGAGAGATAGTGCCGATACCGTTGGATGCAGACGGAGGAACTGTCTCCAAAGAGCCCCGAGCCACACGGCCGGGGCTCTTCTGCATACCCCTCACCCGACCGACCCGGCGCCACCTCACCGCTGCGAGCGGTCAGCGCGGGCACCGGGTGAGGCTCATGTTCGGCCCCCAACAGAGGCGCGTCTAGCCCGCGAGCCACGGTGGTCGAGCGCCGCGCACCGAACACATCGAGCCGGGCACTACATCGTGGTGGGCGCCACTGAACCCCCGGCTAGGTGCGCGAGCACAACTAGATAGCGCGAGCGGGGCCAGTAGGACCCAAGCGGGTATCACCGACCGCCCCGCTCGGCCTTATCCCAGCGTCGTGCAGGAGGGGCTCGATGGATGCCTTCACCGCCTCGGACGTCCGCGCCCTCTTCCGCCTCGACTCCTCCACCGCGCAGCAGCACGCGCGCTGCGGCCCCCGCTCCGCCTGCCGGCGTGACGCGCTCGCCAAGGTCGACGAAGACCTCGACGCCTACCTCGCCCTGGCACTGCCCGACATGCGGACGCCACGCCCCAGTCCCGTCCCTGGCTGAGAGCCTGCTGTGGCTGACGACCCTGCCCGACGCGACTGAACCGTTGGCGAACGAGCACCCAGGCTGGCGCACCCTAGCCAACGATGGAGTCACGATGGCGTGGGAGAGCAAGCGCCGGCCGCCCTCCGAGTACCTCAACCCCCACAAGCAACGCCGGGTGCTCGAGTACCACGGCTACATCTGCCACCTGTGCGGCCACGACGGGGCGACCGAGGTGGACCACGTCACCTCGTGGTCCGAGTGGACGCGCACCGACCTCAGCGTCCACGACGCGTCCAACCTGGCACCAGCCCACGGCACGGCATGCCCCACCTGTGGCCGCGACTGCCACGCAGACAAGACCAAGGCTGAGGCCGCTCGAGGCCGAGCTCGAAGCAACGCAAGACGTGAAGCCGTGAGGCGTCGGCCAGACGAGCCTCACCCTGGTCGACTCGGCTGAGCGCGACGCCGGCGGCAGGTGGGGGGATGCCCCCCCGCCCCCAGGGTGCGCGGGCGATGCGGGTTAGCAACTCCGACCCTGCGTGCGCCCCGACCTCGTTTTTTCGCATCACCACGACTGCCCTGGCGGCAGTCCACTAGGCCCAGGAGGCCGCCATGTCCGCAGTCAAGCCCCCGAAGGACCTGAACGACGCTGGCACGGCGCTGTGGTCCTCGATCGCGGCGAAGTACGAGCTTCGCCCGGACGAGATCGCTCGTCTTTCCGCGGCGTGCGCCACTGCTGACGTGATCGCCCGGCTCGAAACGGCATGGCGCGACTCGGACTTCCCGATGGTGTCCAAGGGCAGCATGGGTCAGGAGGTCATCCACCCCCTGATCGGCGAGCTCCGCACGCAGCGCGCGTCACTGGCGTCCCTACTGGCCGGGCTGAAGCTTCCCGACGACGAGTCGGGTGCGGCGACGAACCAGAACCGCGAGGCCGCGACGGCGTCGTGGGCTCCTGGCGCCGCTCGCGGCCGTGGCGCGTAGCCTTTCGGCTGCGTCTCAGGTCCGGCCCAAGGACGCCGAGTACCGCGAGGTCATCGCGTGGTACGAAGACCAGTTTGAGCGCTCGGCGCCCCCTACTGACCTCATGTGGGAGCCGGTCAGGATCGGCCCGACGTGGCAGTACGAGAACGGCTGGGTCCTGCCACAGGCATCGCTTGGGTGGCGAAACCTGGCGTGGGCTGGGCTGAATCTTCGGGCGCCCAAGGGTGGCCCGTGGACGTACACGCTCGAGCAGGCCCGGTTCCTGCTGTGGTACTGGTCGCTGGACGACGCCGGCCGGTTCGAGTTCCACTCGGCGGTGCTGCAGCGGCTCAAGGGCCACGGCAAGGATCCGATCGGCTCCACTGTCGCGGCGGTGGACATCTGCTCCGAGGATGCCGTCTTCTCGCACTGGGATGGCGACGTGCCGGTGGGCATGGAGCGACCGAACCCGTGGGTGCAGATCCTCGCGGTGTCGCAGGTCCAGACGCAGAACACGATGAAGCTGTTCCCGTCGCTGATCCCCGCCGAGACGCGTCGCAAGTACGGCGTGCAGATCGGCAAGCTGAACGTGTGGGCCAAGGGCGACACGGCGCAGATAGAAGCCGCGACGGCGTCGGTCCGCGCGATCGAGGGTGGTCGTCCGACGACGATCATCCGCAACGAGACCCAGAACTGGCTCACCTCCAACGGTGGGCACGAGATGGCCGGCGCGATCGAGGGAAACGCCGCGAAGTCCGAGGACGGCGCGGCGAGGATGCTCGACCTGTGCAACGCATACCGCCCCGGCGAGGACTCGGTGGGGCGGCGGGTGCGGGAGGCGTACAACGCCACCGTGGGCACCCACTGCAAGGTCCACGCGGGCCGGCAGGACTGGGTCGACTGCCTGGACTGCCAGCCGCCGCGCTCGATGGACTTCGGCCTGCTGTACGACTCGCTCGAGGCTCCCCCGGAAGCGCCCTTGAGCGCCGACGCGGCGCCCGAGGTGGTCCGGTCCATCGCGGGTGACTCGATCTGGCTCGACACCCGCCCCAGTGGGCGCATCGTCAAGTCGATCCTGAACCCCTCGAACCCTGCGAGCGAGTCCCGGCGCAAGTGGTACAACCAGATCACGGCCGCTGAGGACGCATGGGCCGACCCGAAGGACATCGACCTGGCCAAGCGGCCGGAGACGCTATCCGAGGGTGACCGGGTGGTCCTGTTCGGCGACGGGTCGAAGTCCGACGACGCGACCGGCCTCGTGGCTGTGCGGGTGGAAGACGGCCTCGCTCAGGTGCTGCACGTCGAGCAGCCCAAGAGGGGCCGGGTCGTCGACCGCGGGGCGCTGGACCTGAAGGTCATCAAGGCGTTCGAGACGTACAAGGTCGTGGCGTTCTGGTTCGACCCCTCCCACGCCAAGGATGACGACGCGGAGGGCGACAACCGGTTCTGGTGGCCGCTGGTGGACGAATGGTCCGCCCGCTACGGGCGCAAGCTCAAGTGCCACCCAGTCAAGAACGGCAACCGCGCCCACGCTGTCGCCTTCGACATGGCCCTCGAGACGAACCAGAAGACGTTTGTCGAGGCCTGCGATCAGACCCTCGCAGAGCTCGAGGCCGGCGAGGTGACCTTCGCGGAGTCGTCCTGGCTGGTGGAGCACCTCCGCAACGCGAAGCGGGCGCCAGGCAAGTACGGGGTGTCGATCCGCAAGGACAACCGCGAGTCACGCCACAAGATCGACCTGGCCGTCTGCCTCATCGGGGCGCGCATGCTGCGCCGCATCTACCTACTGAGCATCAAGACCGGCGCCCCGGGCAAAGGGCGCGTCATCGTCATGGACTGACCATCTGAGAGGGGTGCTCGTTGTCGACTCCCCTGCCCGACATGAACCGCGCCGACGTCACGTTTGGCGTCACGTCCTACGGCCCCCCCGCGGCCGTGGCTCTGGCACTCCCATCTGTGGACCTGTCAGACGACGAGCAGGCGACCCTCGCACGGCTCGCGCAGCAGGTCGACTCGAAGAAGTTCGGGCTGCAGCTGCGCGACGCCTACTACCGCGGCACCGTCAAGATCCAAGACCTCGGGATCTCGATCCCGCCGCAGATGCGCCAGCTGCACGTCGCCCTCGGCTGGCCGCGAGTGTGCGTCGACGCCCTCGACGAGCGCCTCAACGTCGAGGGGTTCCGGTTCAACGACTCCACCGACGTCGACATGGACCTGCAGGCGATGTGGCAGTCCAACAGCCTCGACAACGAGTCGCAGATGGCGCACATCGATGCGCTCGTTTTCGGCGACGGATGGGCCGCAGTCGGCTCCGGCGACAGCTCGGACATGCCGCTCATCACCGTCGAGTCCCCTCTGGACATCGCCTGCGAGTGGGATGCGCGGACCCGTCGCATGACTGCCGCGGTGCGCCTGTACGGCACGCCGGGGCAGCAGTTGGCGACGCTCTACCTGCCCGACGAGACGGTCCACTGCGAACGAGTCAATGGCACCTGGGTCGCCTACGACCGCGACCAGCACCGCTTGGGGCAGATCGCGCTGGTGCGCATCGCCAACCGGCCGCGCTCGTACATGCGCGACGGCTCGTCGGAGATCACCCCGGAGATCATGTCCATCACGGACGCGGCGTGCCGCACCCTCCAGGGGCTGGAGGTGGCGCGCGAGTTCTACTCCGCACCGCAGCGCTACATCTTGGGCGCGTCCGAGACGGACTTCCAGAACGCCGACGGCACCCCCAAGTCTGGCTGGGACACCTACATCGGGCGCATCCTCGCGCTGGAGTCCGACGAGAACGGCAACAACCCCACCGTCGGCCAGTTCACCCCCTACGATCCGTCGACCTTCACCAAGGTCATCGACATGTACGCCAAGATCATCTCGTCGATCACCGGCCTGCCCCCGCACGTCCTCGGGTACACCACCGACAACCCCGCGTCCGCCGACGCGATCCGCTCCACGGAGATGCGGCTGAAGCTGAAGGCGGACCGCAAGACCCGCATGTTCGGCGAGTCGTGGCGCGACGTCATGAAGCTGGCCCTGCTGGTGCGCGACGGCTCCCTGCCGCCGAACGCCGACTCGATCACCACCGTCTGGGCTGACACCGCGACCCCGACGCCGGCTGCGACGACCGATGCCATCTTCAAGCAGATCCAGTCCGGCTACCTGCCAGCCACCTCGGACGTGACCGGCGAGAAGCTGGGCTACACGGCTGTGGAGCGCCAGCGCATCGAGGCCGACCGACAGGCCGACCAGGGGCAGGCGATGCTCAAGGAGATCGCCTCGAGCCTGTCCGCGAAGGCGTTGAGAGTCGACACGACCATCGTCAAGGACGCCGAAAACCCCGGCGCGATGGCGGCCACGCCGAAGGCGCCCGATGGCAACCCCGTCGCTGGCTGAGGAGCACCAGATCGGGCAGGAGGCGCTGGTCTCCTTGATCCCCGCGGTGCTGCGCGAGGCGTGGCCGCTATTGGATGCGCACAACATCCGAGGCACACTGCCGCGGTTCCTTGCCGCAGTGAAGGCCATCGTGGCCCGGTATGGCGCCGCCTCTGCGGCGGCCGCGGTGGACTACTACAAGGCCGAGCGGGTCGCTGCCGGCATCGCGGGCCCCGCCCCGTCGCTGCGGCTCGCTCCTACGCCTGCTGATTCCGTCATCGAGGACGCCATCGGCTGGGCCACGTCCGACCTTTACGGCCCGGTCACCGCAGAGTCCCTCACTGCGGCGCAGTCGAAGGTCGCGGAGGCGGTCTCCCAGATGGTGCTCGACCAGGGCCGGGACACGATCATCGGCGCCACGAACACCGACCGCACCGCGAAGGGCTGGGTCCGGGTCACCGAGCAGGGCGCGTGCTCGTTCTGCATCATGCTCGCGCTGCGCGGTGCGACGTACAAATCGAAGCAGTCGGCCGACTTCAAGTCGCACGACAACTGCCGCTGCCACGTCGAGCCCGTCTTCACCGCCTACGAGCCCTCGCACCGAATGCGCGAGCTCGACAGGCTGTGGAAGGAGTCCACCAAGGGTCGCGGTGGCCACGACGCGCGCGTCGCCTTCCGGCAGGCCGTCGAAGGTCGCCCAGTGACCGGCGCGAAGGACGGTGGCCCCAAGGGTGCCGCCAAGGGTCTACACGCCCTCACCAAGGCTCAGATCGAGCACCAGATTGCCCTCACCGAAGGGCTCAAAGACTCCGCATGGCGCACGGGCCAGCTCGCGCGCCTGCGGAACGCGCTTCGCACCGCGAAGTAGCAGCCCCCGCCCTGGCGCGGGAATCCACAACTGCCCCGGGAGGGCTACGCAATGTCCGACACCACCACCCAGAACGCAGACGGCAGCACCCAGGAGCCCACTGCAGTGGCCCCTGCTGACTCTGCCGCCACCGCCCCGAAGACTGAGGCGAAGAAGTCCCTGGAGGATCTTCTCGCGGACCTCGACGACGAGCGTCGTCAGGTCATCCTCGGCGAGGTCACCAAGGCGCGCACGGAGGCCAAGAACCTCCGCACCCGCCTCACGGAAGCCGCGCCGAAGGTCGCCGAGTACGACCGCCTCTCCGAGGCGTCCAAGACCGCGGACCAGCGGGCCCAGGAGGCCCTCAACGCCGCGCAGGCGAAGGCTGACGCTGCCATGCAGCGCATGGCCCGTGCCGAGGTCAAGGCCGCGCTCGCGGGAGTCGTCGAAGACCCCGAATCCATCATCGAAGACCTGAACCTCGCACGGTTCGTCAGCGATGACGGCGACGTGGACAACGACGCGATCAACGCACTGAAGAGCAAGTACGCGACCTTCTCCGGTCGCAGGGCTCCGCGCCCAGATCCCTCCCAGGCGTCCGGTGCGAACGGCAGCCACGCTGCCACCCCCGCAACGGAGTTCGCCTCCCTCATCCGCGGCCTGAACCAGGCCCACTAGCCCTAGAAGGGGCCCGCAATGGCAACCCAGCTCAACGCTGTCAACTCCACCCTCCTCCCGCCCACCATCACGGGCCCGATCTTCTCCAAGGCGACGGAAGAGTCCGCCGTCATGCAGCTGGCCCGCAGGGTGCCGCTGTCCGTGTCCGCGAACACGGCCATCCCGGTCACCATGGACGTCCCGGTCGCAGACTGGGTCGCCGAGGGTGGCGTCAAGCCCGCCTCGCAGGTCGGCGTGGGCGTCAAGATCATGACGGGCAAGAAGGTCGCCCTGCTGGTGCCGGTCTCGCAGGAGGTCGTCATGACCAACCCTGCCGGCCTCTACGACCAGCTCGCCCAAGACCTGCCGACCGCCATCGCCCGCGCGTTCGACTACGCCGCCATCAACGGCAAGTCGCTGCGCACCGGTGCCGCCGGCCCGTTCGCCGACAACCTGACCGCCCTCGCGTCGTCCTCGGTGGCCCTGGGCACCGCGACGCAGGCCAACGGTGGTCTCTACAACGACATCGTCACCGGCGTCGGCAAGGTCGTCGACAAGAACTTCGACTTCACCGGCATCGCCGCCGACCCGCGGTTCAAGGTCGACGCGCTCCTGCAGACGGACACCCAGGGTCGCCCCCTGTTCAACGACGCCCACTCGACCGCCACCAGCGGCCCCGGGGGCGGCCAGCTCGCCGGCTACCCGGCGTACTTCAACAAGGGCATCTCGGGGAAGTACTGGCGCGCAGGTGACGCCACCCAGACCGTCACCATCAACGGCACCCCCACCGGTGGCACGTTCAAGCTGTCCTCGGGTGGCAACTCCGCCGACATCGCCTACAACGCCGCGGCGTCCACGGTGCAGACGGCCATCCAGGCGTGGGGCGGCGTCTACGCCACCGTCACGGTCTCCGGTGCCGCTGGCGGCCCGTACACCATCACGTTCCCGGCCCCCGCCTCGAACGTTGCCGCGCCTGCCGCGCCGTTCACGGTGAACCAGTCGAACCTGACCGGTGGCACCGCTGCCACCGCCAAGGCGACCGTCGCCGCGACGGGTGCCGGCGGCACCGACTCGCTCCTGCGAGGTGTCGGTGGCGACTGGTCCCAGTGCGCCTACGGCGTCGGCATGGACATCAGCATCAAGGTCTCCAACGAGGCGAACTACTTCGACGGGACCAACTGGCACTCCGCGTTCCAGGAGAACCTGACGCTGCTGCTCGTCGAGGCCTACTAC